TGAGTAACCCAACACACCTAGAGGCCCCTAATTCCAAGGCTTCCCGTACCCCTGTGTTGAGTGTGTTGGGTTCGCGCACGCGCACGCGCGTGCGTGAAATATTTGTCTGTTCTCAATGGCTCTACAAAAAAACCTATGCGAGGACTAAAAAACCCAACAAACCCAACACACTCAACACACCTAATATTAATGCATTGAATTCATTGGTTTTTATCTGTGTTGGGTTTGTGTTGGGTTGCTTGAATGTGTGTTGGGTTCTGTTTTTCGGGGGACTCTGCTGATGAAAAAGGATATTGATGACCTCATGCGCCACTGGGGCGAGCAGCGGGCGCGGTGCGGGTTGGTGTCAGGGCTGGGCAGCCAGTTGGGTACCATCATGGAATGGAAGGGCGCAGCGCCTCGCGGTGGCGCATCGGGCTCAAGGATCCCGGTCAACGGCTTGGGCATGGATCGCGCCGCTGCAGAGGTTGAGGCAGCGGTTGCGGAGTTGGAGCGTCGTGATGATCGAGGCCAAACCCTGGCCCGCCTGGCTACCTTCCGATATCTGTACGAGACGACGATCCGCGAGCAGATGAGGGCAGTCGGCTTAGCGGAGGGTGCTGAGCGCACCTACTGGAACTGGCTGGATGCGCTGCATCTGCAGGTGGCCAGGATCATCGTCGCCCGCTCCGGGTTGAATCGGACCACTACCGTTCGTCGGGTTGGAATGCGCCGAGCGTGCGCCGAAGTTGCGCCGAAGTAGTGTCGAAGTGGAGTGCCGAAAATAGCCTCTTTTCGGTTTTGCAGTTCCTCGGTAAAAAGGCTCCACGATGTAAAAAGTGCGCTTAGGCGCTTCCCCCATAAGCACTGTGCTGTGCAACCCGCCCCGACTTTCGGTGCATCGAGAACCCTGCCAACTGGCGGGGTTTTCTTTTTCCGGCGCCGTGCTTTGCCAATGAGGCTTACATGAACAGCGAGCAACAAACGTTAGCCGAACTGCCGATTTGGATGGTGATTGTGCTGTCCCTGGTCGGCGGTGTTTCGGGAGAGATGTGGCGGGCGGACATGGCGGGAGCTCGCGGCTGGGGGCTGGTCCGCCGGCTGGCGTTGCGCTCTGGTGCCTGTGTGACCTGCGGGCTTTCGACCAACATGCTGCTGTACGCCCTCGGCGTTTCGGTGTGGGCTGCGGCAGCGGTTGGTTGCTTGGCTGCGATGGCCGGCGCCGATGTTGCGATCAACCTCTACATGCGCTGGGTCGCCAAGCGGCTGGGCGTGAGCGAGATGCCACCGCCCAGTCACCCTGGTGCCGGTTAAGACAAGCGCTTCTGTTTAGTCGTCAACCTCATTGATGCTGACTTTGAGCGTCCGCGCGAAGTAGCCGCGATGCTCTACAGCCTCGATAACCTCTTTCCTGTTTAGTCCCAAGGGGAGGCTACCGACTTCGCTATCGACTTGGTTTGGTCGTTCAAGCCCGTTCAGAAAACTAGGTTGGAGCCCTTCAAGCTGATTGATGCTTGTGCCGCGCTTCACGATCAGAAGTCTCTCAAGCGCCTGATCGCGGTAGATATCGAACTGCATTTTCAAGTCCTTTTTGATGGGGGCGTCGGAACGGCGCCGCCAACCGGACTTGTTACCACGACTGCTCTTATTTTTACAGCTCACCAATCTGTGAGTTCAACCTACCTGTGAGGTGCTTATGACTCAGAAAACTTACACCGTATTTTTGCCTGATCGTCCCTTGCCCATTTGTATCGAGGCTGATGACTTCGCGCCTTTGGGGTGCGAGCTGGTTCTGCGTAAGGGCGACGAAGCGGTGGCGCGTACTTCTGATCGCGGGTTTGTGGTTCGTACCGATTTGGCCCATGAGTCTTGTGCAGATGCTGAGCGGCTGCCGTGGCAGTCGAAGCGTCCGAGCGTGGAGCCAATTGCGCCTGGCGCCATTGCGGAGATCAAAAGTCATCCTGCCCCAGTGTGGCCGTTTATGGCCGGTGTTGGCGCCGCGTTGGCTTGCCTGTATGGGGTCGGCAGCTGGTTGGTGTGATGAAATGCCCCGGTCGATGCTGGCTAGGGCCGGGGACCCTGGCGATATGGCCGGGGTACGGGGCAGGAAACCCGCGGCTCTTCGTTAGCGGACAGTTCACCAGCTTAGTGAACTGCGGTGAACTGGTTAACCCCCTGAATTCATTGGGTGAACTGGACTTTTCGCAATGACATACCTGACTAAATCGGAGTTCGCCGCCCGACGCGGATGGTCGAAATCCTACGTTTCCAAGTTGGCCAGCCAGGGTCGTCTCGTCCTCACCGACGACGGCAAGGTTGACGTCGGAGCTACCGAGGCGCTGCTGGTCGAGTCAGCTGATCCGAGCAAGGCGGCAGTCGCATCTCGGCATGAAGAAAACCGCATCGAGCGTGATGTGCGCAGCCAGCTCCAACCGGTCGATACCATTCCTGCGGTGCAGCCAGTGATTCAGCAGCCCGGCAAGGGCTTGGACTTCCAGAAGGCGAGGGCGCATCGCGAGTACTACCTGGCCCAACTTGCCGAGGCTGAGTTCAACAAAGTTCAAGGCAACCTAGTTGAGCGCAAGTTCGTGGAAAATGCAGCCTTCTCTGCTGGCCGCACCCTTCGGGACCTTGTGTTTGGTCTTGCGCCACAGCTCGCTGCCGAGCTGTCGGGTATGAGCGATTCCTGGGAAATCGAAAAGCACCTTACGAGCGCGTTTCGCCAAGTCTTTGAAGACGCGGCGAAGATGAGCGGCGCCGATCTCGAACAAGCCATGACACAGAGCTGAGCCTATGCCCACCGGATACGCGGACGGTGCGAAGGTGTACCGCGAAGCGTTTGGCCGTGGGCTCAAGCCCGACCCAGAATTATGGGTGGATGAGTGGTCTGACGAGTACATGCGGATTCCGCGTGATACCGGTGCAGCCGAACCCGGCAAATACCGCACGGCGCGAACACCGTACGCCCGAGAACCCATGCGCTGCCTATCACCTGCGCACCCCTGCAAGCGCGTCATCACCATGGTCGCCTCGCAGCTTATGAAAACGCAGATCGCTCTGAACTGGATCGGGGCGCTGATCCACATGTCACCCTCCAACATTTTGACCTTGCTGCCGAGCTTGGCCCTGGCCAAGCGGGTGTCTGCGCGAATCGGCAAGACCATCGACGCGACTCCAGAGCTAAAGGCTCGGGTGGCGACATCCCGTTCGCGGGATGCACGCAACACCATGGATACGAAGGAGTTCGAGGGCGGCACGCTCTACGCAACGACGGCTGGCTCGGCCTCCAACCTGGCAGAGCTGGCAGCACGGTTTATCTACGGTGATGAGATTGACCGCTGGGACGTTGACGTCGATGAAGAGGGTGACCCCGTCGATTTGGCTGAAACCCGGGGGAGTACCTTCGGCCGCAATGCCAAGTTTTATTTCTCCAGCTCACCCACGATAAAAGGCGCATCGCGGATTTCTGATCTTTTCGAGATGAGCGACCAGCGGTACTACTACGTGCCGTGCCCAACGTGTGGCCATATGCAGGTGCTTGAGTGGGAGCGCCTGCTGTATTCAGCCGACTTCCAGACCGTCCACTACGTATGTTCTTCAGACGATTGCGATGTGCTGATCGAGGAGCACCACAAGGGAGAGATGCTCGCCAAGGGGGAATGGCGCTCTCACTCGCAGGGCGATGGGGAAACTGTTGGTTTCCACCTCAACGCTCTTTATGCGCCTCTCGGTTGGACCTCATGGGCGGATCTGGCCAAGCAATACGAGAAGGCCAAACGCGCCCAGGATCGGGGCGACCTTGAGCCCATGCAGGTGTTCTACAACACCCGCTTGGCGAAGGTGTGGGACAGTGCGGTCGAGCAAACCAAGGCTGAGGTGCTGCAGACACGCGCGCTGCAAGAAGACTATGTCCTAGGCACCTTGCCCGTCGGGGCGCTTGCCTTGACGGCTTCTGTCGACGTTCAGGCCAACCGCTTGGAGCTGATGACGATGGCTTGGGGTGCCGGTATGGAACGCTGGGTGGTCGATCACCAGGTGATTCCCGGCGATCCGGCCGACGAGCGCACCTGGTCAGTGTTGGACGAGCGCCTAAAAGTCCGGTACCGGCATCCATGCGGCGTGAGCCTCGGCATTCTGGCCACCGGCATCGACTCAGGCGGTCACCACACGCATGAGGTCTACCAGTTCGCTCGCGTCCGCCGCTGGCGCAACGTGTTCGCGCTCAAGGGGGCAAGCAAGCCGGGGCGGCCCGTGATTGCCCAGCGTCCATCCCAGGTGGACGTAACGTGGAAAGGTCAGACGGAGCGAAACGGCGCGGAGCTGTGGATCGTCGGTACCGACACCGCCAAGGACTGGATCTACAACCGCTACAGCTTCGAGAAAGGTCCAGGTGCGCTGCACTTTGCCAAGGACCTACCGGACGAGTTCTTCCAGCAGTGTGTGGCCGAGCGGAAGGTCGCTCGCTACGTGAAGGGCTACAAGCGGATTGAGTGGGTCAAGGGCAAGGCCGACCGCAACGAGGCGCTCGACCTGATGGTTTACAACCTGGCCATGGCCAACTTCCTTGGCCTGCACCGCTACGGCGAACAGGACTGGGACAAGCTGCGGCAGGCGCTGGCGCAGGCCAACTTGTTCGAGCAGGGCGAACTGGAGACAGCCCGGCCCCAGGCCAGCAATCTTGATGACGACCAGGACGATGAGGTCGATTCACCAGCCCCTGTACCTGCCCCCGTCAAGCGAAACGATCCGCCACCACCGCCGGCTCCGCGAGCCGCATCCCAACCCATGCAACGCCGCAGCTCCAGCAGCGGCTACTTGAAGAGACGCTGACATGGCTTACACAAAAGCACACCTCGACGCTGTCGAGCGGGCGATTGCGCGTGGTGAGAAGACCGTCCGCTACAGCGACCGCACCGTCGAATATCGCACGGTCGATGAGCTGATCAAGGCTCGCGATCTGATCCGTACTGAACTGGTGGCTGCCGCAGGGCCGCGTTCGCGGGTAATCCGCATTTACCATGGGGGCAAGGGGCTGTGAGCGGACGCTACCTGTCCCTCGGTCGTTCGGGCATTTTGGTGCCTGAACGGATAAAGGCCAGCTATGAAGGCGCTGCCGAGGGCCGGCGCTCATCAGGATGGGATGCGCCGGATACCGGCGCGAACAGCTTGATCATGCCGGCTTTGCGCAA